ACCGTCGATGGGAGCGGCCAGTGCGCCGGCTGGCCTTTGCGGTCCCCACCCAAAGCGGTGAAGAGGATCGCGGCGTGCTGGTAGCGGCCGGGTTTCCCCGGTGCGATGACAGCGTCTGAGGCGTCGAACAATTCGAGTTGGTTCACGGTTTCCCCCTGTCAGTTTCGTTGCATGGTGTGGTGGTGCCGGTGTTGTCGAGGAGCACCCATTCGGATCCGTAACGCAGCACCGGAACTTGGGTGGGGTTGTGTCCTTGGCGGACAAGCCAGCCCCGTTCGTAGGCCAGGGTGCGGCGGGATTCGACCATCTGGTGGCAGGCCCCGGAGATCGCTAGCCCGTTGGATGCTTGGTTTGTGTCGGGGCGTCGGCTTCCGCCGGCGCCGCGGGCACGGCGGTGGTGGGCTTGTTCGGGGCGGTCGAAGCCGCAGATTTCGCAGAAGTCCTGGGCTCTGGTGAAGATCAAGTCCCGCACCTTCTTCGGGAAGCCGGTCACCGCGCCAGGCTCGCTTCGAGCCGCATAACACCGACCACGCTGCGTCCCACATCTATCCGCGTTTCAGCTATTCCGATCTCTCGGCGCAGGATGCTCAGTTCGGCGGCAGCGAGTTTCGAGGCGAGCCGTTCCTGTTCGGTCGCCAGCAATGCTTTGGCTTCCCGCTCGGGCACGGTGCCCTCATCGACTGCGAGGAGGGCTTTGGCCTTTGCCACCCGGTATGTGTGCTCGGTGGTGACAGCCTCACGCTCAGCGGCTTTGAGCCGGAATCCCAGCTCGTCGAGCTGGCGGGAGAGCCGTGCCATCTCCATAACCGCGGAGTTCGGGGTTATATCGGGTGCGTTGCCCTGCATGCGTAGGTCACTCATCGGCGATCACCTTCGTGAACGCTTCAATGGTTTCCGCCTGGGCGGTGCCCACGGTGTGGCCGTACTCATCCTCAAACCGCTGCCCGACATCACCGGGGACAAGCCCTTTGCGCTTGCACACCGCCAGGAGGGCGTCCTGCGCTAGCCGTTTCCGCGACGGTGGCTGCGGTGCATCAGGGTCGCCCTTTGACCACAGATCCAAAGCCATACCGAAACGCATCCCGGCGTTGCGGAGCGCATCCCCGATAGCGACCTTGATGGCGTCCGGCCCCTTCTTCCCGCCGGCGTCGCCGTACCCGAGGCGGGTCACACCGCACACCGTCAAACGGATCCACAGGCCGCCGAACTCATCCAGGAGCGGCAGGCCGCGGTCGTCCAGGGCAACGGGCTCCCAATTCCAAAACGGGTCGGCGTCCAACAGGCGTGCCGTGATGAAGCCGTGGCCCACGAAGTCGAGCTGGATACCGCCCTTCGGGAGTTTCCCGATCTGGCTGGGTGGGAACGGCTCCCGCAGCATTTTCAGGCGATCCAAGTCGCCGTTGGGTTCACTCATCCGATTGCTCCCGCTTCTATGTCCTCGCACCACCGGTCGTTGATTTCGCACGCCCGCTTCGCAGCCTCAGCGGTGTCGAAATACCCCAGCATCAGCAGCGGGCGGCGGTGCCGAACCAAACGCGCCACCCACCGCACCTCCGCCACACCAAGGCGGTAACTCTTATCGGGTTGCACCGAGTAATGGCCCGCCACCACATCAGCGGTGTGACCGGTGTACCTTCGTTGAACCCACCGCAGCCCGCTCACCAGCCACCATCCCGGCGAGCCCACACCTGATCCCGGTAGTCCTCACGGAAGGAACGGTCGTTGTCGACGTAATCGACTGCGCAGTAACCGATCAGCCCCGCTGCCGCCACCACCACACCGGCGGCGAGCTGCACCATCGAGTCGAACAACCCGAATGCCGTCAGGAGCATCCCGATGATCCCCGTCAGGGCGAAACCCACCCGCAGCCTGTTCACACCGACTCCAACCAGGAGTAAAGGTCGGGGCGTGTGGCCGCCAACCCGCGGCGAACCTCCCGGCCCGACATGGGGCACTCCTCGAACAGCCGTGTGGGGTGCGGTTCGACAACACCGGACACCACCCACATGGATTCGTGGCACACGGGGCAGGTTTTCTTCTCCCCGCACGGCATTTCCGCGAGGAACCGGGACACTGACCTGTCGGTGATCTGCAACCTGTCGGCCACCTCAGCCAACGTCAGCTTCCCCAAAGGGACTAAACCGCCGGGGCATTCCTGCGCGGTGACAACTTTGCTTTCAAGTCGCCGCATCACCATGCGCTTCTCATCGGGCCGCAGCTTCAGGGCGGAACCCTCAACCACGAAATGAACAGCCAGCCAGTCGATCACGCCACGACCCCGCTATCTTGGGCGGCGAACGCTTTGAGCAGCGCCAGGTGGCGTGGGCACCGGTCAGCGACGGACACGGCGAGGACGTGGCCGGCTTGCTGCCAGGACAGGCCGTCGTCGTTGATGGATGCACCGACCCCGACGACCCCGGCGAAGCTGGGGAACTCATCCAGGGTGGCGCACACCGCCCACCCGTAGCGTTGGGCGTAGTCCAGTGACACCCGATCCGGGTCGGCCTTCGCCGGTGCCGCGATGATGGTGGCGGCGGCGATCAGGGAGCCGGTGCAGATCCCCAGGGCGAAAGCCCGCACAGTGCTGGTCCTCATTCGGACACCACCTTCGCGGTGCCGTTCTCGTCGTCCAGGACGATGCGGCGCGTCGGGATCGGCACCTCGACGCGGGTGATCGTGGAGAACACGGCCCGCCAGTTCCGCTCCGACATGGAGATGTTGAACGGGCCGATGTAGACGTGGATCAGTTTCCCGTCGTCGCTTGAACCGGCCGACACTTGGGCGGGGTGGCAGGTGTGGGTGTCCAGCGACCCGTACACCGGGTCGGGCAGGTTGCTACACTTCTTGATTGACATACCGTTTTCTTTCTGTGTCATGGCCCCGGGACTGCGCCAACAGCCCGGGGCCGCTTCTATTTGGGTTGGAAATCAAAGTGGTGGAACAGTTCCCGCTCCAACGCGTCACCGATGGCCAACCGGTTCGGCACCTGAAGGAGCGCAAGGGTTTCGCCGATCACCTGGGTGAGGGTTGGAGTGCCGACCGGCGCAGACGGTTCTGCGCCGGTCGGCGCCGCACCGGCGGGCCAGGGTGCGGAGTCATCGCCGCCGAACACGGCGTCGTGGATGTGGTTAACCCACGCGAAGGGGAGCAGCCGGCTGATCACCGCGCCACCCGGTTGATGCGCCTCGAGCGGCGGGCCACCTTGTTACGGGCGCGGCGCCGCACCGTCGCCAAGTACTGCTGCACACGGCGCTGCTGCTTCAGAGTCACGCGGCGAACCCCTCGGCGGCCAACTCCCACACCCAGGCCGGATAGCTGTTCACCGTGCCGAAATGCGGGTGGTGAACCTTGTCGGGGTCAATACCGTGTGTTCGGGCGATCATCCCGGCGCAGCGGGAGAACCTAGCCAGGAACTTCTCGTAGGTCGGCATCCCGTTGATGCGCGCATAGCCCAAAGCAGTGAGCCAGCCGTGCTTGCCCTCAATGCTGTCAAGGCGAGCCTCGTTGCGTTCGGCAAGCTGCTTGGCTTCGGCTGCATCGCGCTGTGCGGCTTCAAGTTGGTCGATCATGGCCCGGAGGGCGTCGAACTGGTTGACCGCCGGGACCCGGACGGTCCGCTGGTTGAAGTAGGCATCTAGGGCGTCGGCGGCTTGGCGCTGGAACGCCTCGATGGTCGGACGGGATTGCGGACTAACGCGGCCGGAATCAATTGTGGCGAGCCACATTGTCATGGTGCGCCGGTCGATCATCAGCATTTCCCGCGGCTTACCGTCCGCAGCAACCACGGTCATGATGGACGTGGTTGCCCATGAGGTGCGCTTAAGCCGCTTGGCCTGAGCGTCGGCGTCGATTCCTAGCGAATCGCACAAGGGGCGAAGGGCGACGAACGCATGTCCGCCAACGTGGACGGCCTGCAGGGGAACGGTTGCTCCGGGCACCGCCACCGGGACCAGTTCGGCGCTCATGCTGCTGACTCGGCGAGTAGGGCAGCAGCAGGGATATCAAGAAGGCCGGCGATGGCGACCAGTTCACTGACCCGGAAGTCAACGCGGCCGTTGAGCCGTTGCGATACGTTTTGGCGGCTAACCCCAAGGCAGGCAGCCACTTCCATCTGCGTTATTCGTTTTCGGGCTAGCTCTGCGCGAACGTTCGCTGCTACGGACGCTTGTGTCATGGGTACTACAAATACACGCTCAGCGAACACCCTGCAAGCCCCACAAGGGTGTGTCGGCATTTCACTTGGTGTGCCCACACTTGCGCTTGTAACGCCTAGCGTGCAAACTGAACCGTATGGCTACAATTCACGATTCCGGCGCCGAGGAGACACTCCAAGCCGCCGTCGCGAGACGCCTACGGGGGCTGCTTGCAGAAATACGCATGACCAAAACAGAGTTCGCCGAGAGAGTCGGCTGGGACCGGGGCTACCTATACCGCCGACTGTCGGGGGAAACGCCCATCGACGTGGCCGACCTGGACGACATTGAGCACGCCGTCAGGATTCGGGCCGACTACCTCGTCGGAGGACACGAGCCGAAACTTGCGCCATTGCCGGAGCCGCCGCACCCTCCGGGCGGGGTCAAGAAAACAGCCCCGCATCCCGACTTCGGGTCTTGGGATTATCAGTTCCTAGGTTCAGCAGCATGAGCAATCTGACGTCGCGGCGGCAGCCGACGTGGGGCGGTGGGGCTTACTACTTCGCCTACGCGGAGGACGCCACCTACTACGAGATCAACCACCGCATCGGGGCTTGGCGGATTAACTTCGTCGGCCCGGAGCCGCACGACCGCGAAGACCGTGCACTGTGCGGTAAGGAGTTCCGCACCGTGTCCCAGGCAAAAGAAGCCTGCCGGGTACACAGCAAGTGGCGGAACCTAATCGCATGAGCGAGTTCCGCATCCGCAAACACGGCCCCCACTACTGGGTGTGGCAATGGGAAACCAGCCGCAAATACGTGCGCATCGAACAGCCCCACCCGACCCGCGCCGCCGCCCAGGCCTGGATCCAATCCACAACCAACTGAGTCACGAAAGTCATCCGGGGGGATAACAATTGTTGCCACCGCAAGTATCTGAGCAGCCCGCTGTGCTGAACTCCCTGCCACACAAACGTGGACGACAGGGATTCAACATGCAACTACACCCACTCATCGAGGAATGGGTTCTGCACCAACTCTCCGCCCGGCGGTCCACGAAAACCGTCCACGAACGCTCCAGAGTGATCCAACAGTTCCTCAACGAGGTCGGGGCCAGCCCCGTCACCCTCACCGCGATGGACATCGTCCGGTGGACATCGGGGCACGACGAATGGTCGTTGTCCACCGCCGCCACCTACCACTCCTACCTGTCGTCCTGGCATAAGTGGCTGTGTTTGTTCGACCACCGCTCCGACAACCCCATGCGGAAGCTGTCCTCCCCGCGCCGGCCGGAACGCACACCCCGCCCCGTCGCCGACGACGGCATGATCACACTCCTCACCATGCGGATGCACCGCCGCACCAGAGTGATGGTGATGCTCGCCGCCCTCGCCGGTCTCAGGGTGGGGGAGATCGCCAAAGTCAAAGGCGAAGACCTCGACCTCGCGGGCCGCAAAATCTATGTGATCGGGAAGGGCGCGAAGCGGGCGTGGGTTCCGCTGCACCCGCTGCTCATCGAGGTGGCCGCGCAGATGCCGCAGCGCGGCTGGTGGTTCCCCGGCAACATCCGCAGGCCCGGGGAACACATCCACCCCAAAAGCGTGTCCGACATCCTGGGGCAGGCGATGCGCCGAGCACGGGTCCAGGGGACACCGCACTCCCTGCGCCACTGGTACGCCTCCACCCTCCTTGATGATGGGGCGGACCTGAGGACGGTGCAGGAGCTGCTGCGCCACACGTCCATCCAAACCACCCAGGTGTACACCAAAGTCAGGGACGAGCGCCGGGTGTCAGCGGTGGACCGGCTGGACCCATTCCGGGCTGCGTAACTATGCTGTCGAAGCCCCTATAGCTCAGTTGGTAGAGCTACCAGCTTTTAACTCGCAGGTCATGGGTTCGTGTCCGATTGGGGGCACAAAAAAGGTGGGCGCCCACCGACTCATGTTCCGAGTCGGTGGGCGCCCACCAGGGCACAAGGATGGTGTGCCCAAAATTTATGCGGTATGCACTTCCCTACGCAGGGAAGCGACCTGCAACTCCAATTCAGCGATCCGCACCTCACGCTCGTCGCGGCCGTGGTCGGCCCGATCAGCCTCATCCAAAGCCTCGTGCAGCCGGCGCACCAAGTCCCCCATGCAGCCATGCAAAGAGGTGATGAAGTCGGCGTCGGCACTTGCCAGGAATGAACCGATCAGCGTTTCTTCGTGTTTCTCGTTCACGGCGACGATGTCGACACCGTTGATGGTTTCCACGGGCTTCCAGAACGTGTCCTGCGCCCCGGTGGTTCTCGACCACACCTGGTACAGCAGGTCGATGAATTCGCGGTCGTCCATCACCGCATCCGTGTGCGGTTGAAGGTGCCTTGGCAGAGGCGGCACTGGCCGGTGTCGACGTTGCGGCGGCGCCCGTTCGGGTTGTACAGGAACAGCGGCATCACTTCGCGGCACCCACACAGCCGTAGGCCGGCGGCCAGAAGATCCTTGGGGGTGACCATCAGATGGCCTTGAGGGCGGTCCACCCGGATAGGGTGCCCTGCTGGTCGTTGGAAACACTGCCATCCAAACCGGTGACGTGCCAGTACAGCACACCTTGGTCGGAGACCCTGACGGCGATTCGGCCGGTGCCGGGTTCCTCGAGGACGGTGCCCACGGGGTCGCCGCCCTGGACTCGTTGCACAGCGGTCAGGACGGCTTTGACTTGTTCCTCGGTGAGGTCCGCTACTTGGGCGGTCACGGCCCGCACTAAACCGGCATCAGCCACAACAACTCCTCTATTTACTGTCGAACATGACGAACTGGGCGGCTTTAGCGGACTGCAACGCGGACGCGTTCGCGAACGACAACCCGGTGTACCGGTGGGTGGCACCGAGGAACGAGATCCTGCCGGTGTCTATGCCCTCAAGGATTTGCGTGCCACCCTCGAACAGTCGGAAGGTGTAGGGGGCGTCCGCAACCCCGCCTGTGCCTTTCACACCGCACTGCAACGTGTAGGCGGCGGCGGGGTTGAAGTTGAACGTGTTGGCTTTCCTGAGGATCGTTTCGTTTCCCCGAATGTTCACACCGATCTCCGCTGATTTAGCGCCGAGCTTCGCGAACACAAAGGTGGCGGTGTCCTCAGTGTTACCTGTCTTGGAGACACGCCCCATGAGGTAGTTGTACGCGGTCTGGCCGAACAACCCTGTTTGGGGTTTCGACCCGAACACCACACCGACGCGCTGAAAGTCGGTGCCGGTGTCGTCCAGCACGTATCTGGCCCACCCGTACCGGGTAGCCAGGGGGAAGCAGAACAACCACATTTTGCCGTCTTTGATCTCAATGGTCTCCGCGGCTAAACCTTTATGCCACGTCTGCCATTTCGACCCAGGGCCGCCGTTGGGATAAAGGTTGAAGTTCTCCGTTTGGGACACCCCATCAGCGCCCCCGGCGAACAGGGCGGCGACATCGGAGTTCAGGGTGGAGATAGCGGCGGCGATCTCCTCCATCGTGGCGTAGATGTCGAAGAAGTCCCAGTCGCCCTCCACCAGGCCCTGCCAACCATCCACGATGTTGTTGATGATGTCTTTGAAGAACTTCAGGAAATCGGGTCTGGTTTTCAACGCACCCATGATCGAGGTGACCGCGGAGATCCCGTCGCCGAAATCCCCGCCCGAGAACGGCTCGAACTGCTTCAAAGCATCCAACGGCAACCGCAGCAGTTGGCGTTCAACCTGCTCCAACGGGCTATCCCAATTCGGGGTGATCCCCACAAGCTGACCCAGGATGGTTTCATCTAAGTTCTGGTTCCAATCCCCGCCGCCGCCGATCACATACGAGCCGTCACTCATCAGCGACCTCAGCGGGGAGGAACGCCGGCCCATTCACCGGTTCCGACACCAACCCCGCGTCGACGAACTGCTGCAGCATCGCCTGTTGTTCGTTGGCGGTCAGCTCGTTGATGTCGGGCAGGCGGACGGGTTCCGGTGCGGGTGTGCCCTCGGTGACCCACCGGGCAGCGTTGTTCCAGGAGTGGCGTGGGCCGCGCATAGCGGGCTGGAAATCCAGGATCTGCCTGGGCAGTTGATCGACATGGACCATGCCGTTCTCATCGGCCAGCGACGCAATGTAGTCCGTGTGGGCGAACCCGCAGTTGAACAGGTGCTCCGACCACTGCGTCAAAAACATGGGGTGGGTGATGCCACCCACCCCGGCGATCATGGGGAGGTTCCGCAAAGCCCACACGAAATGTTCACGCGGGTTCGCGTAGTTCGTTTGCTCCTGCGAACGGATCATGCGGAGAACCTTTCCGACATCTGTTTGAACAACTCCCAGCGGGCGGCATCCAGCAACCCCAACGCATCAATGAACGAGGTGTTCTCATTCATGGCGACGGAGAACCCTTGGCCGCCGTCCTCGGTGATGTGCCGGGACACGGTGATCTCCTGGATGACTAGATCCATCACAACAGCCCTAACTGTGATCCGATGCTGCCCAGCTTCTGAATTTCCGACATGACTCGGGTCATGGGGTCAGCCGGTTTGCGGTAACCCAACCCGATCTGCCAACCCGAAGGGCCGTCCTTACCCCAACTGTATTTCGCCTTCTTGACCCGTTCCACGAAGATCGTGTCGGGGTCGGGGTAACCCAGAACGGTTGTGCCGACCCGGGAACCGATCCACATGTGCCCGTAACCGTTGCGGCCGAACAGGTACGGTGCGGCGTCACTGATTTGCAGGGTGTGCGCGGTGTGCGCCTGCGTTTCAAACATCCGCTTCTTGATAGCCAACGCAGCCCCAAGTGTGAACGCTTTCTGCGCCTCACCCCAACCCTCGTAATAGTGGAAATCACCTAAACCGGTTTTGATGTTCTCCAGCCCGGCAATGGGGAGACTGACACTCGTCGCCCTCAGCGTCGGCACCTGCATGAACGCGGCAATGACATCAAGGTAGAAAATTTGGGCTACAGCGTCAATCATGCCTCCGAGTGAGGGCATTTCGACGGGGATAGCACCGACAGGGGCACCTGACGCGGCTTCCAACGCACTGTTGATCAGCGACGAGATGATGTCGCCGCCGATGTTCACCGCAGCACTGATGGCCTCGTTGATGCCCGGTGCTGACGAACCACCCGTCAGGAACGAAACATCAGTGGCCTCAAAGTACTGGAACTCGCTTGATTTGATGCCCGTGTATTTGCCTTCCACGAACACCACATGCGGTGCCTGCGGGGAAGTGCCGAAATAGTTAGGGGTGTAATACTCCCCGGGGAACGTGGCATCCCCGGTGAACACATCCACACCCTCGGTGTAGCCGTCAGAAGTCAAATTGATGATGCCCCTGGTCAACCCGACCAGAATTGAACCACCGAACGCGGTCTCTTTGCCCCACTCGTTGTTGTCCTCGACATCCCACACCAAACAACCCGGCCGCAACGGGATGGACGTGTAAAGGTCCTCCAACAGTTGCTGCTCACCGATGAGGTTCTCAAATGGGTGCGGGTCACGGTCGGGCAGATACCGGCGGCAGGTGATAGTCAACCCGGTGTCGTCCAACACTTGTTTCGCGGTGTCGTAGAACGACCCGAACCGTGAGAAAACAATCGTCACTGGGGTGTTGTCCCCCAACAACGGGTAGGGCTTCACAATGTTGCGCCAGTTACCCGGCCAAAAGCTAGGCCCCATCCACTCGTTGATGTCCAGGGGATCATCAGGCAAAGACCACAGGGAGCCTTCCAGGCGGATGCAGAGGTTCACGAAAAGGGTTGTCAACAGGCAAAACCGGGCCGGACCGAAAATGACCCACAGCTTCGGGAATTGGAACTCCGGGCGCAGGAACGGGTTGGCCCACACCCGGATGTGTTTCAGTTCCTCAAAATCATGAAGGAACGTCACATCGAGGTAGCAGTCCCCGGAGTCCTCTTTGACCACCCGGTAATCGGACATTCGGCCCGACCACCTAACGCCCTGCTTCTCGATGACGATGTGGATGTTTCGTTTCAGGCGGCCTTTGTGATTTAAGATCCACTTCGCGAGGTAGTGGTCTAACCCGAGTTGGATTGAGGCGGTTCCGGTCTCGTTCTCAATTTCCTCGAAGTCACCTGACCGTTCCCCGGCCACCGCGCCGCGCAGCTGGTAGTCCCCGTCGTACAGTTCGATGACCGGCTTCGATAGCCGCATCTTCTCCAACCGGGCGCGGCGCTCCTGAACCTTCCCCCACAGGTTCTCGTGATCCGCGAGGCTCGACAGCCCACCTAAAAGGTCAGCGCGTTGCTCCAAAACCGAATCCACGCCGATCCTCCCACTCCCAGTCGTACCGGCTCTCCGGGGAGAGCGGGCTGCCGTCACGTTCAAAGTTGTGTGCGCTGCCACCACCGATGGTGGCCTCGCTGTCTTCTTCAGCCCCGCCGACCACATCCACGGTGAGGACGGGGATTCCGAAAACCCTGACCACGATTGTCATTCCAAACCCCACGGGCGGGACCAGGGGCGGGGTAGGCGCAACGCCACCATCTGGCCGGGCTTACACCCAGACACCGTGATCTCGAACTTACGGGCGCCGGTGTAAGGGGGGACGAAGTGTTTGAACCTCACCCCGTTCATGCGGCCCCACAGTTCCGAACCGGACTCCGACACAACCTGCTCCACACGCGGGTCGGTGTCGACGAACGCGTTCTCCGCCGCGGCGGTAGCGCCTTGTAACCGGACAGCGGTGGTGACCCTCGGTTTCCGGCCACCGGTCAACGCCACAGACACAGGCTCAAGAGGCGGAACGTTCTTGCCGGAAAGAGCGCCCAGGAATGTGATTTGGATTGGGTGGGAGCCCTGCGTGACCGTTTCGATGGCCACAGCCGGGTTCTTCCCACCGGTCAACCTCGACGCATCAGCCTTCATCATTTCAGCGTTGTACCCGGACAGGGCACCGCCGAACGTGATGGTGTTCTTGCGGTAGCCCGGGGTGAGGATTTTCGTGTTCACCGATATCCCCGCACCGCCGGACAACCCGGAAGCGTCAGCGGTCAAACGGTTAACCGCAACCCCACCCAGGTTGCCTTGGAACGCAACCTTCCACCACGGCCCACCACCGAACAAACCCGCCCCGGTGACGTTGATGTCGAACGAACCGATGTTGGGTAGCTTCGACAGTTCAAACGCCACAGTGAGATTCGATGCCCGGTAGGGGATCGGGTCGGTGGTCTGCCCATCCAGGGTGAGTCGGAACGTGCCCTGGGTGGGTTCACCGACGATCCGTACCTCCTGGACGCAGTTCTGCACTTTCTGGTCCACACTCACACCCACCATCGACACCTGTGGCAGCGCAGCCAACGCCGCATACATGTTCAGGGCGATCGCGTTGTACGGAATCCAGTCAGTCCAGTTGTCCTCAAAGGACAGGCGGAAAGACCCCCCTGTGGCGCCGCCGGTCAGCTCCACGGTTTGCTTCTCATCCACAGCGGGGTTCCGGGTGACCTCAACATCCCCCGCGGCGATCTGCGCTAACGCCACCAACGCGTTCTGGATTTGCGTGGTATTCGCGTTGTGCGGGATGGTGCCGGTGGTTTCCGTTCCGAACTTCAGGCGGAAGTTCCCACCAGTGGGCCTACCGTCGATGACGAGCTGCTGAATCTCGTTGGTCCGCAGACCGCCGATCAGACCGGGCAGGCGCAGCCGGCGGTCCTTCTGGTCGTCGTCCTCCCACGAATAGTCGGGCAGCGTCCAAATAGTTGCCTTCGACCGTGGGGCTCCCAGCCACGGCAGCCACGGGATGTACGGCTCCGCCGGGGCCTCGGTGGAACCGGGGACACCCCATTTAGGCCAGATGATCTGATCTGTCGGATTGACCTTCGGAACATCAATGAACAGTGTTTCCTTGGGCAGTTCGTTCTGCGGCCACGGCCACGGCAACTGCAACGCATTCGGGTCGAAGCTGGTGTCTGTTTTCGTGACAGCGGTGTGGATTTCGTCCTCACCCCACCAGAACGGGTCATTGGCCACACACACCATCGACACCCGGTTGATGGTGTGCATACGCGGGTCGGTGGTGGTGTCAACCTGGGGGGACTCCAACAGCCGAACCTTCAGATACCGTGTCCCCGACTCCGGGGTCGTGACGAACAGTGTGCAGTCAGCATCGAAGGACCACGCTTTGCGCCACTCCGAATCCCTCGACAACCACGACTGGTTCTTCGACGGGTCGTCCAGGATCTCCACCGCGAACACCATGTCGCGGCGCAACACCCGGTGATTCAAATACCTTGAGCCCGGATAGTTACCGGGCTCCTCGGACACCACCTTCACCGGGGGGTCGAAGAACTCCTTCAACCCTGTTCCCAGGTACACACCTTTATCCCCGGCGTTGGGGCCGGCGATGGTGAACCGGACCCCGTTGACACCTTCCAACACAACTACGGTGCCAGGTCTCACGTCATCTCCCAATGGTTGCTTGCATTTGCCGGTTCTGAAGGGTCCTTTGGCCGCTCAAAGCGTCATCCATGTTCGCCACGTTGAACACGAAGTTTGATGCGTAATCGAGGCCCTGCTGCATCAGCGACGGGATAGCGCCCTGGCCGGACCAACCCAGATCGGACAGGAACTGGTTACCGGTGGCGGTGGCGAAATCCAACGGCAACTTCTGGAGGCTCTTGATCTGTTCCTGGTAGCTCTGAGACGTGGATGACATTTGCCCGCCGTACTTCTGGGCGTAGGCCAGTTTGTCGCGCTCCAACCCGAGGGCGGTTTTCTGGTTGCGGATCTGCTCGAGCTGCGCCTTGATCGCGCCCTGGTCGGCGTTCGGGTTGTCCTTCGCGAGTTGCAGTTCCTTGCGGCGGATCTCCAACTCCGCGATGGACTGCCCCAGCTGGTCGATCTTCTGCTTCGCAGCGGTGGTGTCGATCTGAGTTAACGACTGGCCGGCAGCACCCATTGACTGTTTGAAGTCCGCCGCCGCCGCCGACGTGGACGCCAACTGGGTTTGCAGCCCCGAAAGCGCGGGGGTCTCCGACGCCGCGTTGAGGTTGAAGTTCAGGTTCACCCCCTCGGCGGAGCCGAACACGTCCTTCACCGACTGCAGGATGGCCGTCGCGTACTCCTTGATTTGGGCGACGCTGGAACCGACTTGGGAGCCGACACCTTCGTTGAAGCCCTCACCGACGTTCACACCGATGTCGCGGAACACCGTTGACGGCGAGTTGATCCCGAGGAACCCTTTCACCGCGCCCACCACACTGGACGCCACTTCCTGGGCGGCTTGCAAGGCTGCGCCGGCCATCGACTTGATGCCGTTGACCAACCCTTGGATCAGGTCCTTGCCCGCCGACACCAGCAGCGAACCGAAGTTGGAGCACGCCGACACAACTCTCGCGCCGAACGCCACGAACTCAGCGATGCCGCTGGCCACACCCGATGTGATCGCTGAGACGAACTGGCTCATCCCGGCGGTGATGGAGTTGACCACCCCGGACACCCCCGAGGTGACCGCGTTGATCATCGCGGCGGCCAGCCCCGCGAACACACCGATCACCTGGGCGACCACCCCAGCCAAGCTGCTGATGATGTTCAGCAGCGGAGCGAACGCCGAAAGCACTTGCAGCGCCGCGGTCGCCAGATTCGCCGCCGCCGGGATCAGCGGTATGAACGCCTGCACCAGTTGCAGCAGCGGCGGGACGAGCTGAATGAGAACGGGTAGCAGAGCGGCGAAGGTTTGCGCTAACTGGGGCAGCACCTGGGCCAGCGCCCCCGACAGAGCGGTGGCCAACTGGGTGAACGCCGCAACGATCAGCGGCATCAGCGGGGCCAACGCCTGGATGGCGGTCGTTAACACCCCGCCGAGGGTGGTGGCCACCTGTGCGAGGATCGGCGCCAACGCTGTCGCGGCGGCGGTCAACACCGGCCCCAGGACCTGCGCCAACTGGGTTAGAGCGGGGGCGACGGCAACCACAGCTTGCGATAGCGCGGTGCCTAGTGTCGACGCCAGCTGGGTGAGGATCGGTGAGATCGCTGACACCGCAGGGGTGAGAGCGGCGAACGCCGGGGCCAACGATGTGCCCAACGCCCCAATGGTGTTCGCGACACCCGCCGCGAACGCTGTCAGCGCAGGCGTCGCCCCGACGAGCAGATCACCGAACCCGCCGAGCAGGTTCTGCAGAGGCGCACCCAACGAACCCATCGCCTGCGCACCCGCCTCAAACAGCCGGGTGAATAAGGTGAAGATGCCGTCAAGGGTTTGCGACAACCCCTGCAACGCGCCCTCGAACACACCGTTGGAGGTGATGCGCTGCGCCATCGCGTCGAAGCCGTTCGCGAAGTTCTGCAGCGGGGCGAGCAGCAACCCGAACGACTGCGCCCCCGACGAAGCTAACGTGAGGAACGACTGCGTTGCTGTTTGCACTACCGGGCCGAGGTCCCGGAAGAAACCACCTACCCCTTGCAGGATTGTTCCGATCTGCTGCACACCCTGAACTGAGGTGGCGGCGTTCGCGAATCCCTGGAAAATCCCGGAAAGCCCCGAGGCGATCTCCTGGAATCCCGACTTCAGAACCGGAAAAATCGGGAGGAACTGCTGAAAGATCGGGGTGAGCTGCTCCTGGAACGTGCCGGCCACCGCCGCTTTCAGCTCATCGAACGCTGGTTTCACCGACTGCGCTGCCGCTTTGATGCCATCTAAGCCCAAAGCGACCGCCGCACTACCAGCGGCGAACGCACTGATCAGTGATGGCAGACCGGCGAGGAGACCAGCGACCAACCCGATCGCGGGTGCGGCGGCGGCGAACACCGCGAACGTGATCAGCTGAGTTCGTCCGCTCAGCCGCCCCATCGACGCTGAGGCGGAATCGGCCGCCTTGTCCACATCCCTCAAGCCCAGAGAAAGACCGAGTAGCCCTCTATCGCTGATGTTGGTTTTGAGGTTCTCCAGCTTGGACTGCAGCACGACCAGTGACCGCCGAAAGCGATCAGAGTCGACCTCAATAGGTACTTCGACTTTTGACCTACCCGCCAAGGTTTTTACCTCAGCGAGGCTCTTCTCGAAGTCCGCCTTGATTTGAGCGGAATCAAACTCCGCGTCCAGTTCCACGGGAAGCTGACGCAGCTCCGCAACAAGACCTGATATGCGTTTGCGGAGCTGATCGTCGTCAACATCGGTTCGGATCGTGGCCCGCAGCGACGCAGCTTTGTTGATGATGTCGGCACGCCACTGCTTGAAAGCCTGCTCGTCGGTCTCAGGCTTTACCGGCAACGAGGTTTCCGGCAGACCTTGAGGGTCTGTGAACTTCGGCTCGAACGGAACATCGGTCTTCGGGAGGTTCTTCGTTGCGTCCCTGATGCTTTCCCGCAGCTGCTCACCGATGCGGGACGTGTCGGCGCCGACAGCGACTTCAGCGTCAAGGCTCTCGGTGGCTGCCCGGACCTCGTCCCGCAGCCGGCTGGTGTCAGCACCAATCCGGATCTCCGAGACTTTACGTTCCAGTTCCTCCAGCTCACCCTGAAGTTGCTCCCGGAACCGATCCAAATCGGGGATGACCCGGATGGAGACCTTCCCGACTTCCTTCGAACCGGCCATCTGAACCTTCCTCAGCCAACTTTTGGGCCGCGATAGCGGCGAACGAACCAGCGCCGCGGCGCTTCGGACGGTCAGGGATGGGGAACGGCTCCGGCGGCTTCGGCCGGGACTTCACATGCGCCGACACATAGGTGTGCTGCAACGCCCTCATCGCGTTCACCGTCGCCACCGCGGCGTACCGGGACGCGTCCCAACCGCGGAACTGCTGCCCACCACGCAGAGCTGCGTTGAACCGGCCACCCTCGGGCAGGCCGCGGATCAACACCAACAACCACAGCGGTGTCAGCGGGCTGCTCGGATGCACCAGATCCCGCAGATCCACCCGGTAATGCTCGAGGAGGTCAGCGGCCAAATGCTCACCGTACTCATCTATGAGGTCGGCGAGCCCTCGGCTTCCCCCGCCTGGGTGCCCTCCATCCACCGGCTGAACACCCGCAGCGTCAACGCCAAATCGTCCTCAATGGACTCCACGAGCTTCGCGCCGAGCTTCTCGTTGTCGGCCACCAAAGGCAGGATTTTCAGGGCGATCTGCGCGGACTGCTCAGTGGCCACCAAGCCGTCCTGGTCGTCGTCTTTCTGGATGTCGGACAGCTCATCGAGCAGTGCGTACACCTGTTCCCGGGTGTTCTTCGGGAGCCGCAGAAGGTTCCGCAGCGTCAACGTTTTCCCCTCCCCCAAATCCACCTGGCAGGGGGCGAACTCCCGCTCGATGTCTTCGCGGAGGGAATCCAAAGTCAAAATGTTGCTGTTGGGCATGGCTGGGCCTTTCTCATAGCGGGTCTCGGCGGGCAAAGGTGAGGGGGGAGGGGAGCGGCCCGCCAGGAACTCCCCTCCCCCGGCCTACTCACGGGACGAAGAAGTCCTTGTTGATCCAGGAGAACTTCACTTCGTTGTTGTGGCGCAGCAGCGTCGCCCGGATGGGCAGCGCAGCGAACTCATCGGAGGCCATCTCCACCGAATCGTCACGCCGGAACGACGCCTTGTGGGCGTGGAACCCGATCTTGTTCTGCCCGTCCACGATCACAATGAACAGCGCCTTCTCCACCGGGACGGTGGTGCCGCCGGCCACACCGAACACACCGGGCGTGGTGGGCAGGGCGTCCTTGCCGTAGTACAGCTCGAACGCACCCGAGTCGAACTGGTGCAACTTGAACGTCAGGTAGTCGACCGTCGATTTCGTTTCAACCTCGCGCAGCGACTCGTTCTGCCATGTGCCTTTGGTTTCGAGGTCGCCGCCATCTAGGCCCCACTCCGGGAGGTCATCCCTGGAGGTGTGGCCCACGTTGACCCACGCCACAGCCAGCGGGGCCTTCGGGTCCGCGGTGACAGTGGAACGCCCGGCCTTGCCGCCGGCATCAGCATCGGCATCCGGGTCGGCAACGTCCTCGCCGGAAGCCTCGCTGATCAGGCGCTGCAAATCCAGAGCCGCAAGCTCAGTTGGGGTCGGTGCAGCAGTGCCGACTGGGGCCGTGTAGATGAACCCAGTCGCGGCGGTGATGACCGCTTTGTCATTGATTGGCATGTCTATTTACTCCTGGTTTTTGATTGGAAAGGGGTCGAACCCCGAATGCGATGAGTCCCTGGACCCGCCAGGAGTCCTGGAAAGGAGACGGGTACTGGGCGGCGCCAGAGGTCTCCTTCATTGAGTGCAGATAACCGGTATCTGTCCGTTTCTGATTCTCCGCAGCGTCGTACAGCGCCTCCAGGGCGTCTTCGTACAGCTGCTCGGTTTCCACCAACCCCTCTGTGCCGTAAGCGGTCAACTCGATGACCGGCATGGCCAACTGGGTAGGTCTTCGGTCGTGCCGCATCCCACCGATCCGCCTGACTTGCAGCATCGGGAAGTCACGAAAGTCGATGTCCTCAACCCAGGAACCGACCTTCACATCGGGAAACGCGTCCCGCAGGATGGGGAGAATGACCGACTGGATGCGAGGCATCCTCGACATGCTCACCTCCTAGGCTTGGCTGTGCGTCCCCGTCATGATGTAAAGACCGAACGGCGCTTTCGTGCGGGTTCCCTCCAACTTCCCCGAGGGGGCGTGCCCGTACTCGATGGCCATCGCGTTCGCGGCGGTCATGGAGACGTGGTAGTCGCAGGTGTACTGGCCGTCCGCTTCGGACACTTCGATGGCGGTTTCGCCGGCCGAGCCGCGGTCGTACTTCACCCATTTCGTTGATGAGCGTGCGGCTGTTAACCGGGTTTGCGCGATGCCTTCCAGGCGGCCCGCTTCGTCCCGCAACGCACCCTTCACCCCGTCCATGTGGGCGATCATCCCGTTGAACGCTTTGCCCTTCTTGTAGATCTCCGCCATCAGTGCCTCTTGATGGTGTAGATCAGGTGGGAGGTGCGCGGAGAGTTGGTGTACCTCAACGGGTCACCGTGGATGACCCACCGCTCACCCATCCACTCAATTTGGGACTGGGCACCCAACACACATCTCAGGCCGCGGGGGAAACGCAGCGAATACACCTTCTCGCTGTCGAACCCATCCCCGTACTGGTCGGCTGAGGCTGCGCCACCGGAACCCAACGGTTGGATGCGTGCCCTGGCCCGGAACCCGCACTTAGCGGCTTGGGTTTTCGTGTTTCCGTCCGCGTCGGTGACCTTTTCCTCCGGGTACACAACCACGCACTGATTACCCCTGTCCAGAAGGCTCATTGGGTGAGTGCGGCTTTCACGTCCGAGGGCCGGATCAGCTTCGTGCGGTCCTTGAGGATGTGCGGGATAACCCCGTCAGCGACGAGCTTCTTCAGCCGATTCATGGAGATGTCAACGACACCTGGCACCCGTGTCATCGGGATCGGTGCGTCGTCCTCTGCCGGCTGCGCGGCGAGGGCGTTCACCCGGTCTGCCAGCGTGACGATTTCACCCGCCTTGCCTGCCCGATCCTTCTTCCAATCGAGGTTGTCGATGAGTAGCTTGGCCAGCGTGTCGGGCAGATCGGCTTTGACTTCTCCGTTGGTGATTTCCATATTGACCTCCTAGTCCACCCTGATGAAGTAGTTGACAACAAAGTGCTTCGGGCGGGTTTCCGCGTCGCCGCCAGTGACAGGATTTGTGGACTCACCGGGACGCAGGTACGCCTCGCCTGCCGCATACGACGCAGAACCCGCTATGCCCCGTCCACTGTCGCCCTGTCTGATCGGGTTGCGTGCGGTGACGGTGAAGTTGGTGCGCGGTGCCCTAGTTGAGTCATCGACGTGGGCGTTGAGCGTGCCACCGGCCCACCCGGTAACGCCTGCCCGTGTGCCTGCGCCGCGCAGGAACGACCCACGCAGATCAGGCACCGTGTTGCGTTTGGTGAGCGTTGCATACGCTGTTTCTGCCACGCTGCGCCCATCGCACAGCACCCACACACCGGTCATGCCGCTGATCTCAGCCTCAGTGAGCAGCGACGAAATGACCGTCCCGATAGGTGACGGCTCCGCTTTGATTGCCGCCACCTCGGCTTGGAGTTTGGTCAACTCGCCGCGCATCGCCACCGTAAGCCCTTGCAGGGCAGACGATTTACCGTTTAGGTCGGTAAACCCGGCCTGGACGGTGTCCATCCGAGCCGAGATGGCGTTTAGGTAGGCCGTCATCTGATTACTGACCTGCGCCAAAGGCAGGGCAGGGTCCATCAGAGCATCGGAGATGAGCGTCTTTGTGTCGGCGGGAACGGTGCGCGGGAACTGCGCCTGCTGGCCGGTACGGTCTTTGTTGCCGAAAGTTGTAGCCATCAGAACACCTGATAGCTGATGCCGTCGAATTGCACGGTGTCGTATTTTCCGGTGGGGGCCGAAACGGAAATGCCGCCGTCTGTGCTGATGCGGACACCCGCAAGCCGGTACGACGTACCGGTGTCCACAGCGAACGCGGCGGCGTTGACCTCAAGCTGGGGATTCGGGATTGCGCTGTTCAATTTTCGGACACCCAACCCCGACCCCGGCGATGACACCTTGACAGCCACAGTGCCCCGCAGTTGCACCGTCCCGTTGATGAGTCGGGCCTCAACCAGTCCCGTGCCCGTGCCGTTGAGTGGGCAGGCCACCCAGTCAACGTTGGGTGGCACGTTTTTGCCTCCGGTGAAGATGTTGCGAATCTCAGTGACGGTGCTGGCTGGCAGCGGAGGGGGAGCCGCCTTGTCGGCTTTCAACGCCTCCAGGTCTGTGCGCATCGCCCCGATAACCGCCTCCATCACGGTGAAGTCACCATCAAACGGCGTCAGAGTGCGGGTGAACTTCTGAGGCTCACCCGCCCTATCCTTGTTACCCAGGACCGTCATCACTTACTCCCTGGGAAGTCGATGCCAGTAGCTTCGACCAACGCCGTCAGCAGATCGTTGAGCAACCAGAACATTTCGGTGATGGACTGCACCGTCGCGGTTGGCCCGTTCATGGCGTTCATCACGTCCTGCACCAGCTTCGCTAGGTCGTTGTGGTTGGTATACACGCCGCTGAATAGGTCGACAATGGAGTTCTCCCACCGCTCAAAGAATTCCTTGTCTAAGTACTTCTCGGTCACCCAAGCGACAATCTCCGCGTCCTGAGCCTCAAGCCGCTGAGTCTCCTCAACCGCGAACGCGGCCTGCTCACGCAGGGCAGCGATATCGGTTTCGCTGATCTTCTGCGCCAGTTCAGCTTTCATGGTGACGTTCTCCGCCTCAAGGGCGTCCAGACGTGCCAGCAGCGAATCGACGACCGCCTGCGATACACCCTCACCGGAGAGGGCCGCAGCTTCCAACGCGGTGACGCGATCACCAAGCTCATCTTTGACAATCGCCTGAATCAGCACCGGCAGCCCGGCCTGCACATCAGCCGCAGTCGGGTTGGCCGACAGCGGTTTACCGGACAGCGCCGACAGCAGTTGCGCAACAGCAACACTGCCGTCCGACAACGCCTGCCAGATGACCTCAACGTCAGCCAGAGTCGCACCGGGCTTCACCGCGAGCAGGTCAAGTAGAGGCTGCAAATCGGCGGGATTGTTGCCTGCGACCTGCGCCACCAGATCATCCCAGGCGGTCACCGCTAGGGCGACCAGCCCGCCGCCCGCAATTGTGATTGCCGACGGATCAGGATTACCTGCGACCGCCGTAAGGAACTGCTGCAAGCCGACACTCGTTGCGTACGCGCTGCTTCCGAGAGTACCGAGGTTGTCATCAACGCCCGTGACATAGACGATCAGGTCCGCGACAGTCCCGCCAAAAACGTCAAGGATCGGCTGCACCTGGCCCAGCAGCGCCGCCTGCTCCGGTGTCAAACCACCACCCGCAACAGTGGCGATAGCAGCTGCGATAGCCGCATCAACCTGCGCCTGGGTTGGGCCTGTCGGGGAGATCGGCAGGTTCGCGATGGCCGTATTGACGATGGCCTCAACCTGGGCCTGGGTCAGGCCCCCGGTGACGACCCCGCCGCCGAGTGACCCACCACCATTGGGCAGGACACCGTAATCATCCTGCAGTGTTTGGTAGATCAGTTTCTTAACACCGATCACCGTGAAAACTGTTGTCATTGCTGTATTTCCGCCTCACCTAGAACTGTGTATCCATCGCCAAGCAGCACCGAAGGCACAAGGGTGGTCAAACGGTTCCGGTAAACACCCAGCATCGCCCACTCATCAGAAGTCAAACTCAACTTCCCCGTAGCGAGGTCTTTCGACAACTGGTAGGTGTAATTGCCGTCCGTTTCACTGACATAGCCCTCAGGGTTGCGGCATAAACGCAGCACCGCGTCAGCCTCAACCTGAATCAGATCCTCAACATCAATCGAACCTGCGGCGAGCCGATCATCGAGCGTGGGAACCCTGCGGCGGATCAGGCGCTCAACGTCCTCCAAGCGAACCGAAACGAGTTCCCTTTCCTCGCAGGACAGATCGCGGGACCAGCGCACCGCGACATCGTCAACGGATGCGAAAGCCATCAGAGGGACTTCGGGGCGCGCTTGCGAACCGGCTTGGGCTCCACGTCGTCTGCCGGTTCGGGGATTTCCTGCCAACCACCCGCGCCGACGAGGACGTTGCCCAGCTCTTCGGACACTTCCGCGAAAGCACCGCTGGTCTTGTTCTTCAGCTTCACAACACTTCCCCTTCTTTGGGTGGGAAGTTGCGGGGGGAGGGCAGCGATGGCTCCCCTCCCCCGACAACTCACTTGGTCAGGGTGACGAACGCCTCGGGATCGTCGACGAGGACACCGAACTCGGCCTCGATGCGGATCGCGATCAAGTTGTTCTGCCACAGCGACACCAGGCCGGAGCCGTCACCGTTGGCCGACATGTCCAGCGTGGCCTGGTCGGTCACGTCGTAGGACAGCCCGCCGATCTGGCCCCACACGATCTTCGACCAGTCGCCCATGATGCCGAGGATTCCGGTGTCGTTGTTCGGCTTCGTCGGGTCGGTGACGTGATCCGACAGGAACGTCGGACGCCCCAACACCCGACCCGAACGGAACGGCGAGTTGATGTCGGTGTACGTGGACTCGATGAACAGCGGGCGGTCCTGCTTGTCCTTCGACCCGTTGAGGACCGGCTCGGCCAGATCATCGAACAGGGTGCCGTTCCACTTCTTCTTGTCCTTCAGCAGCAGATCCAGTCCTTTGTTCAGTGAATCGAACGCCGTGTCCGGGCCGGCCAACTTGACCGACTTCGCGGTGTCAGCGACGCACTTGCCGAACGGGCTGTCGATGCCGTGCAGCACCGCGGCGTCAAAGGCAAGCGCGATCGCCTCAGCGACCTTCGTGCGCATCGTCGCGAGGTAGTTACCCGGGTTGACCCGGACAACCTCAGCGGACGCCGCGAAGATCGTCGCGATCTTGTGCGGGACCACTTCCTGCTTGGTCATCGAACCTTTGGTGACGGGCTTCTGCTCACCCTCACCGGTCCACTTGGCGCGAACATCACCATCCCAGTGCGGGATACGAACACCGGTCGGCCCCAGAGGGATCTTCCGGGCGATCTGCTGAACAACGGAGGTTTTCTCAACCTCAGCGAAGTAGTCCTGAGACATCACCGGGTCCAGGTAACCCTGGAACATCGTGTCGCCGGTCAGGGCCACCGTATCGGGGGTATTGAATGCAGGCATTTCTGTTTGTCTTCTTTCTTGAAAAGGAAGGGTTTAGGCGCCGACCATCCGCTTCACGGTCTCCAACAACGGATCACCGTTCAGCGGCAGCACATTGCCCGAACCCTGAGATGGGTCAACAGGGCGCTCCCGGGTGGGAGCTTTATCCAGAAGCGACTTCACACGCTTCACGCTGTCCGAAACCGTGGCCTCATCGTCACCCTGGATCAGGGCGGCCACATCCAGAACATCCTCGGCTGGGATGCCCTCAGCGAGAACAGTCTTCAACTTCAACAACTCCAGGTTGCGGGCGGAATGCTCGGCCTGAAGATCGTTGAACGCTGCGTCCTGCTCACCATGAGACTTCTTGAGTGCCTCGATAGCCGTGAGGGCTTCGTTGCGTTCAGTCCGGTACTTCGCGTTCTCCCTGCGAACCTTCCTGATTTCCTCAAGCATGCCGCTGTCCTCTGGGGTGACCTCCGGGGCCACAGCAGATTCAGTGTCGGCGGTAACGGCTTCGTCTGACATGTTGGTTGCCTCCTGGGCGTAGTTGAGAACCCATCAAGGGCTCACGGTTTT